TCTTTTAATTTATCCCCTTCAGGAACATCATCATGCCACCCAATAGGATGTGCTGGTTCCTCAATCTCATCACTCTTCATATCATGAGTATTCTGATAATAAGAAGTCTTCCAACCATATTTGTACGTAGTTAAAAGATCCTGTGCCATAACAGAAACTGGTACTTCATTATCCGGATAATTCTCTGGATTATAACTCCAGTTACCAGAAATTGCTTGGTCAAAGAATTTTTGCATCACTGCTACTATATTAATATATCCAGTGTTATCTGGCATCTCCCATAACAAAGTGTAATTATTCTTCAAACTAGCATAGGAGGGAACAACTTGCTTAAGAGGTCCTTTCTTTGATTTCTTAATGGACAAGTAGTCTCTAGGAGGCTCGATTCCATTGGTAGCGTTTGACACAACGGAACTGCTCTCCGAAGGCATTTGTGCGGACAGAGTGCTGTGCCTGAGTCCATACTCCTTGATCCTACCCCGTAAAAATTCCCAGTCACATAGTAGGTCATTTGGTACAATCTCATCTACATCCTTCTTATATGTATCGATGGGAAGTATCCCTTTAGCATACTTTGTATGACCAAAGTAACCGCAAGGTCCTTTCTCCATTGATAATGAATTAGATGCACTTAACAATGCAAATTGGAATCTCTCGGTGAGTTTGTGAACTAAGTCATAAGCTTCCTGACTATCATACTTAGCACCATGCCTAGCAAGATAGTGTGCGAGTCCAATGTACCCAATACCGAGCGAACGTCTGTTCTTCGTCGAACTCTCAGCCGCTTTGACGGGGTAATTTTGATAGTCAATGAGAGCATCAAGACCACGAACAGCAAGATCACAAAGTTCATCTAATTCCTCCAGTTTGTTTATCTTACCCACATTAATAGCAGACAAGATGCACAATGCTATCTCACCACCACCATCAATGTGTTGGATAGGATCAGTAGGTAGAGTAATCTCTTGACAAAGGTTACTCATAGTAACTTTATCATTAAATGATGAATGACTATTACAATGATCGATATTCATGATGTATATACGACCAGTCTCTGCTCTCTCCTTAAGTATATCTAAAATTAATTCTTGTGCAGCAACAGTCTTTCTCGGAATATCTGTTTGCCTCTCGGCTCGTATGTAGAGTTCGTCGAACTCGTCAGTACCAAAAGCGTCATAGAGCCCAGGAACATCATGAGGAGAGAATAAACTAATATTCTCGTTATTGATGAATCGTTCATAAAATAGTTTAGAAATCTGTATACTGTAGTCTAACTTTCTTACTCTGTTATCTTCTGTACCTTTATTATTCTTTAAGACGATGATGTCTTGGATTTCTTGGTGCCAGATTGGGAAGTGTACTGTTGCACTGCCTCCCCTGATGCCATTTTGAGTACAGCATCGAACAGTTGACTCAAACTTTTTAAGGAACGGGATGACACCTGTGTGCTGAACTTCTCCGTCCCTGATTTTACTGTTGATCCCCCTGATGCGACCCGCGTTAATACCGATACCTGCCCTTTGAGCGACATAGTAGCCAATAGCCATATCACTGCTAAAGATACTATCGAGGGTGTCATCAGCATCAACCAAAACGCAACTTGCAAATTGGCGAATGGGGGTTCTAACTCCCGCCATGACTGGTGTTGGGATGTTGATTCTGTGTTTGGAGATTGCGTCATAATACTTTTTGATATACTTTAGTCTATAAAACTTATCATCATCTTGGAATAGCGTAGTCGCTATCATAATGTACATAAACTGAGGGGTCTCATAGATCTCTCCAGTACTCCTGTCTTGTACAAGATACTTGTCACATACCTGACGCATACCTGCATAGGTAAAGAGATAGTCACGATCATGATCGATAAAACTATTTAACTCTTCCCATTCATCGTCAGTAAATTTATTAAGAATCTCTCTGTCATACACACCCTTTTCGCAACATGCCTTAACATGTTCATGTAGAAGTGGATGCTTATCTGGATGTCCATTATATATTGCTTTCCTCAGACCGAACAGTAACAGTCTTGCAGCAACATATTGATAGTTAGGATTATCCAGAGTGATCAAATCATTAGCAGATCTTATTAGTATCTCCTGAATGTCAGCAGTCTTTATACCATCATAAAATTGAAGACCTGAGTTCATTTCTACTGCAGACTCAGAGACCCCTGCAAGACCTTCACAGGCATGTTCTACCATCCTATGAACCTTTTCAAGATCGAGTTCAGTACTCTCTCCATTTCTCTTTACAACTTTAGTGGTCATACTTTCTTCCATTCGGTTAGTTTTACTTGTGCCTCAAGTCCCTGATAGATATTTGATTCTACCAAAGACTGCACGTCATGTCCAGCTATGTGCATATCATTTATGTCCTTTTCCTTAATATTGGGAGGGAAGATCACTACCTTCTCTCCTCTGTCAATTGACTTGGAGATTCTGTTGACGATTTCTCTGTTACGAGGTTCGTTATCAAAAATCCAAATATAATTGCTCCAACCAAACGTCCGACTATCAACGTCACTCCCAGCCATCGCAATGGAATTGCCCAAGAGCGTTGAGTCAAACGGTCCTTCAACGACGTAGATTGCTTCATCAACATTTACTCTATCTAATCCATATACTTTAGGTTTATTTTCATCCAACATGATAGTGATGTATCTCATCTTATCTGTTGGGTTTAAAGATCTTCCTTGAAAACCGAACCATTTATTATCCTTATCAATGAAAGGAATGATGATCCGAGGATGATCTTTCTTGACATCTACGAACGTTGGTTTTTGTGTATTCACCCAAGTACAAAACTTATCCGTATAATAAAATAACGAAGGATCTAACCTTCGTTTTACGATGTACTTGTATGCTGGATGCGAAATATTTAGCTCTGAAACCTTCTCAAGATTTCCAGTCTTTTTAAATACTGGTTTATCAAATTTTGGTTTCGGAACAAAAGATCCTTTACCCGTTGTCCCACTCTTATATCTCTCCATGATGTACTCATCATAGAGGTCTGGAGCTTGATCCTTGAGGAAGTTTGGTAACGTCCTCCCAACACCGCAGTTATGGCATTTGTATACCATGTCTGCCTTCACTCTGAAGAAATACCCTCGTGCCTTATTCTTGTGCTTCTGTGAGTCCCCACAGTAGGGACACCTGAAATTATACAGGTCAGTCTTCTTCCTGGCAAACTTATCCAGTCTACCCGAAAGGAGAGTTACATAGTGAGCATCAACGAATTCAGCCAAGTCGATGGACTTCAGATGTGTCCATCATACTACGTGCTGTTGTGTCTGTCAAGTTTCTGAGTGCCGATTGTCCGACTGGACTAACGAGGAAAGATATAATACTAATAGCACCAAAAATAGACCACATTTTCTTTTCCATGACTCGAAGACGGTCATCGACTTTTCTGATGTCACGTTCACACCCCTGTTTTATTAACGTTGTCTCACGATTAAGTGCCCTGTGAAGACTATCCATCTTCTCAAACAGGACACCATCAATTCTATCTTGTTTATCTAATTTCTCATTATGGACCGCAAGAAGTTGACCCATCTTTACAGAGTTCTCCTGTAATGTTTGCACCACCTTTTCCAGGCGTTCTAGAATAGCGGTGTTGACATCCATTTTACTTGTTGTAGTCTTGTGTATTACCGCCCACTCTTCCTTTCGCTTTCAGTTGCTGTGTCTTCTTCTGCAACTGTTTACGAATGGTTTGAATTTTTAAATTTGCTTTCTTCTTTTCTAAGGTATGCTTCTGACGAGTCAGTTGTTGTTGCATCTGCTTCTGATCAGTAGTCTCATGAACAACCTCTTCATTCTTAAGATGCTTTGCTCTCTTATCCATAAAGAACTTACCTGCAGCTGCTGGCATAATTCTTTCTATCTTTATATCACCTCTGTAACGATAATTAATAAGAAGACGCAGTTTCTGACGTAGTTCTGATGGGTTGTTAGCATATACTATAGTCTCACCCATACCAGGAACAGTCACTTTATATTGGAAGAGACCGTTCTTCATCTCAATATTTTCTTTTAACTTCTTCTTCCTTCTAGCTATCTTCTTACGAAACTTCATGACAGGATCGAATCCTGCAGTCGGACCCTTAGGATCTGACGCACCAGTAAAACCAGTTGTCATCATTTCTTCGTTCATATCCTCTCCAGTTCTTCCTGTACATCTGGATCTTCTTCCAGATCTGGAAGCATCCCTACAGGATATTTATTCAAATAAAGAAGTATAGTTTTTAAAATACCCCAGTACTCTCTCTCCAGCTTGAAGAAAAGCAAAGGGGTTGCTGCTTCACCAAAAACATTATAAAGTATGATTAAATGATTAATTATAAGGTGTGTCCTTAACTGTCCACCCCTTACATACCTTTTTAATAAACGTTTTAAATACTTAAATCGTTTTAGGTCTTCATCAAAATCCTCACGTGTAACACAGTGAGGATTTTCATAATGCTTAATGGCGAACAGAATGTATGTTTCATCATTCAGTTCGTCAAATTTCATATAAATTTACGCTAATTAACTTGCAGTAAAGGTCTTAGTTGAACCAGATCCACCTGCACCTATTACATCACCTGCAACAAATACTACATCGGAATCAGTTGTTGTACCTGTATCCCTAATAGTACCACTATTTACAGCAATTGTTTGTGCTTGAATAGCGTGTGCTTTATTCTGTGCTGCAACAGTAAAGTCAAACTCTAGACGGTTTGTACCTGAACCTCTTGCATAAGTTGCTGCAATGTTTGCACTATCGGTTGTATTACGAACCTGTAGTGTAGGTGTACCACCTGATGTGTTAACTGTGACTTTCTCGTTGTAGATAACAACAACTGTTCCAGTTGCTGCTGCTGCCCAACCAGTCTCTTCAAAGAATACAGCAGTGATATCTGCGTTACCAAGAGTATTAGTACCACGACCACCAGCACCTACGAGACCATCAACTGCTACAAGAACTTCATCCCAGTATTCAGTCTGATCACCCTTTTTATAGTGACGTAGCACCCAACCCTCTGCTGTTGCAAAGATATTTGAGGGGTCTACAGCACCTCCTTGTACAGCCCACTTAGGCTTAGCTTCATCAGCATCTGTGACTCCCCAAAGTGCCATTTTATGTACTCCTTAATTACTGTCTAATCTGTAGTTATTTATAAAAATAACAGGTTCAAATTAGCTTTCCAGTAATGCTTTTTGTAGTGCAACTACGAGTTCATCATCGACTTTGTTGCCAGTCTTTGCAGCGGCTTTCTTTAATAGTTTGATTACAAAATCTTTGATCACAGAATCAAGGTCATCAGGTATTCTATCAACTGCCTTGTTGATTATACTGATGGCAATGGGCATTAAAAAGTTTATCATGACTAAAACAATATAGTTAAAATATATAGGCTCTTAGTCGTACTTCTTCTTACCCTTTACAATGTAACCCTTACCTTTCTTATCGTAAAACCGAATCTTCTTCTTAGCTTCTGCACCTTGAGATTGGAAATCCTTAAAAGTTTTCTTCTTCTTTGCTTCAGCATGAGCTTTTCTGGATTTAGTCAGAAGCTCATGCTTTATTCCTTTGCTCCATTGAGCACTATCTAATTCGTTAAGTTCCAAGACCTCTACCCTTCTTGTAGTTATCTTCTCCACCATACCTTGCCATAGTGTCAACGTATCCTTGGGTGGATTTGAATCCTGCTTTCTTTGCCTTACCTGCTAACTCTTTCTTTGCCTTTAATCTCTTAAGATACTTACCTTCTCTACTATCCTTGGCACCTCTAACTTTTTTAGATTGTTTGCTGCCTTGTCCTACAACAGCACCTTTACCATGTTCAGCCCTAATCTTAGCTAGCACTGCTGATAGGGCTGCATCCTTTTTTCCAGATGGTTTCTTAGTACCTCCCTTATCGTAACCCTTCTCCTTCTTAAGACGAGTTGCTTCATTTAGATTGACGTATGCTTTAAATGACATCAACTCTTCACCAACAACTGCCTTCTTAACTTTACCAGCAAACTTGACAGTATCTTTAGCACCCTTAACGAATCCTTTACCAAATACTCTTGCACCCTGAGTTGCTTTACGATGTCTCTTAACACCCTTCTTAACCCAGTCTCTTGCCTTATCACTTAAACTACTAGACTTCTTAGGTGCTTCCTTCTTAGGTGCTGCTTTCTTAGCAACAGGTTTAGGAGCAGCCTTCTTAGGTGCAGGTTTAGGTGCAGGTTTTGCCTTTGCTTTAGGTGCTGACTTCTTAGGAGCAGCTTTTGGTGTTACCTTCTTAGCAGCAGCAACAGGTTTTGCCTTAGGCTTAGGTGCTGCTTTCTTTGCAGCAGGTTTTGCCTTAGGTTTTGGTGCTTCCTTCTTAGGTTCTGCCTTTACTGTAGTAAGTTGAGATGGTTTCTTTAACTTTGGTTTCCTCTTAGGTTTCTCTGCATACTCACCAGTCTTCTTCTCTCTTCTCTTTGCTTCAGCAGCAGCATCCTTTGCAATCTGTTTCTTGATAGTACTTTTGGTACGCACATTCATCTTACGTGCTGCTCTTTCTTCCTCAAGTTCTTCATGAGGAATCGTATTACCATCAGCATCTTTCTTATGATGCTCATACTGATCCTGAACCTTAGGATTGATTTTAATTTTTGTCTTCTTTTCCTGAAGTTGGTTAAATGTCAACATGGCAATACTCAGTCCTTCTTAGTGTTTGCAGTGTGTTTAGGATTCTGCTTAGGATCCCTTCTATTATAAGCAGTATTTGAATGATGAGCCATTCTCTGCTTGAAAGTTAACTTATACTTAGGAGTCTTAAGTTTTCCACCCCTCTTACCAACAGAAGTTTTCTCATCTCTCTTCCTTGCGTGACCTATTTGACTAGTATCATGACCTGCTGGTTTCTTTTTCTTTGTTGCTTGAGTTTCTAGTGATGCATCTCTACTTCTTGCTGCTTGAGACAGTTTGTATCCTGCTCTTTCGTTTTTATCTACACCACGATTAACACCTTCTCTCCTTCTCCTCTTAGCACCTAATTCTTGTGCCCTCTTAAGAGCACCACGAGCGACTTTCTCGCCCTCCTCAAGCTTTCCCAGGCCGTTGTCCTCCCTGAATTGATTCAGAGCAGGGGTATTTCCCTTCATGTTTTCATAAACACGACGAATTATATCTTCTTGTACCAGTTGCTTCTTGGACTTGATAACACTTTCGTTCTTTCTCTTAGCTGCTTGCTTTGCGTACAACCTTTGTTGCTGTCTCCTTATCACCAGCATGTGCTGCCTTACCTCTTGCGATGTCTGCTTTCTTAGATGCCTTAAGGGCTAAATCAGCAGAGATCTCATCCAGTTGCTCACCTTCTAATTCTACTTCTTCTTTCTTGGCATTCTTCTTAGCCTCCTCCTTCTCCCTCTTGGAGATCTTACCATCTACATCACTTTTTTCGTACCATTTACCATCACCATCATCGTCTTGCCAACGATCTGATTTTTCATCTTTCTTATCTTCCTTCTTTTTACCTTCATACACTTTCTTAAGTGCATCGGTCATATCAGGAAGTTCATTAGGTGTAAAGGAATTCATTTTGCAGCAACTGTTACTTTCTCCTTTTTATTTATCTTCTTTAGGAATTCGCCTGGTGTCATCTGTCGTACATAATTAGCAAGACTATCCGTACCAAACTCACGATTAGATGGTTTACTATAGTCAGTCTCCACCAAATCCTTCAACCAAGAACGGAATATATTATCTTCTTCATCAACATATATCAAATAATTACTACCACGATTAACAACTTTACCAACAACACCTGTATTAACGTTCTCTACATAAGTTCCTACAGCAAATAGATCCTTATCAAAATATGCTTCACGCAAACCTTGAGGATCTAACTTAGGTGCAATCTCATATAGAAGATAAGATGCTTCAGCAAAATCTTCTTTAACTTCTACCTTCATAGCAGATTGTACTGCCTTAAATAGATCTTGACATCCTTTCTTATCTAATTTTTTAGGACAACCAGACTTAAATGTTTCATAGTCATCTTGTGCTGCTGCCTTACGCAACTTGGATGCTGACATACCTTCAACACCATCAGCATCAGGATCTCTATCACCAGCAGACACTACATTAATCTTCTTGAAATCATATAAATCACCATTGTACTTGGTAGCTAGTGAATTAAACTCACTAACTCTATCACCACCTACCACAATATTAACTTGACTATACCCTTCACCATGTATAGTGGTAAGTACATCAAATATAGTTCTCATCTCATCATTATTAATGATTTTATCAGCATGATCAGGATATGCTTGCTTCATAAACTTGATCTTAGTGCCAACTTCTAACGGATTCTTCTTGGCATCTTCTGATCTACTTGGATATATCCTATATTCCCCACCCTGTTTTGATACTTTTTTAATTAAAGCTTCATGTCCAATAGTAGGTGGATTAAATCTTCCGAAAGTAATAGATATCTCACCTTGATCGCTCGTAGTCTGGCTACCTCCCTCATCTTCTTGTCCACCTTGTTTTTGTCCTCCTCCCTGATCTTGTTGAGCAAGTTTAATTAACTTACCTGCCTTACTCATATGAGTTACGTTGCCTCTTACATCGGCATACTTACCGTAACCTACGTGAGTCAACTGTAATCTTTCAGCTTCTTGTGCAGCAAAAGATTTCTGTGCCTCGCTTAGGAAAGAGCTAAACTTTTTCATGCTTCCAATTTTTATCTAAGTTGAAGTTTGCTTTACTAAAGGTCAGTCGATCAACGATCTTATATGGGTTTTCAGAAACGGTCACGAACCCTTCATGATTGGTGGGTTCACCATCGATGTAACATTCAACATCCCCATTAACAACAATCGCATCGAGTAGACGATGTTTCAATTGTGAGATTAAATGCCATGCCTTAAAGGTATGGACATTAACTTCGTACTTATATTTAGCATCTAACAGTGAGTATAATTCCTGAGGATGCGGAACTTCTCCTTGTCTGATAAAAGAATTGATATGTTTCTGTATCTCAATGCGGGATTTTGGTGTCTTAGATAATAAAACTGTTGGAAGAATCCTTAATAAGTTATTCCATGATAGAGGTGGTATAACCTCAGCATTATTAGTGTCCACCATGTAACATTCATCCGAAGAATTTAAAGTCACACCAATCTTTGCTTCTGCAGTAGGACTTAACTCTGTATATTCTGTGTGAGGTGCTACTATAATCTTAGAATAAACTGGATCAGGAAAATGATAGGCAATAGTATTAGGCTGATAAACGCTACCTCCCCCAACCCCAATCCAATCACATTGGATAATACGGTGATACCTAGGAAGATGGCGGAAACAAAGCCTAAGGATATCAGCAACAGTACCTTTATGGTTTTTGTCAATGTCTTCAGGAGAATAATTTATCTTAGGTCTTCTCTTATTGAATACTGATTTAGTACCTACAAAGAACTGACCATTAGAAGGATTTATACCAAATACTATAGCAGGAGCACCGTCCCACTTAACAGAAAGTCTATTACTCTTAATCAAATCTCTGACCGTACGTAAAGCATGACGACGACCAAAGAGAATTGAATCTTCTGGATGTTCTAAGTGCTTGTTTGGCATGAGATCCCTGTCTATATCTGTATTATAGCAGGATTCACCGTTCATATACGCATCCATAGGACAGTTTATAGGGTGTCTCTAGTGTAACTTGTAGTAAGTAGAGGACTTCTCAGTCTGAGAAGAAGCATACAAATACATTTCCTTTAGAACTCTATTTGCATTAGTCTGTGTTAATGAAAACAACCAATCTAACAATCTTAATCCTGATAATTTACTGTACCTCCAAGATGCATCTTGTCCTTCAATCTTTCTCTTCATTTCTTCTGCATCAGCTGTCTTAATACTAAAGTCTTTTGCCCTATATTTTTTCAACAATTTATAAATCTCATTTGTAATTTTAGTCTTTGTTCCTTTAGCTGCATTTGGTTTACAATCATTAAATGCAGGTTCATTTGGTACATTACTACCAAAACCATTTGCATCTGCAGCAGCATTTATAAGATCTCTCATTACCTGACCTTGAATCTTACCTTGTGCTGCATACTCACCTTTTAATTCTAACTTCCAATCACCAGAATGTTGTCCTGCAAAGTTTCTACACTGAAAACTATCCTTCTTTGTAGTTGCTGATGGACTGTACATAAGATACACATCCATAGCAGAGAAAGAAGTTAATTGAGCTGTTGTTTTATTTTTAATAAACCTTACCTTCTGTGCCTTATCCATCTGTGTTGCGTTTGGTTTATTCATTATATCCAATCGGACAGTAGGTCCAAGTTTCTTTAATGATATTCCAATAAGAGATCTGGGTGAAACATCTTTCCCAGAATTATTAGGCTTTTTTGTCTCAGAAAATGCTAAAGAAATATAGTTATTCAAACAATCAATAGTACCTTCTTTATTTAAATGCTCTATAATTTCATTTTGTTTTCCATCCTGCACCATCCATATATCAGCAGGATTCCATTTGTCTTCATTTACTGGTGCTTTTGATCCTTTCTTTTTCTTTACTCTAAGAAATGCTTTTTTAATTGCACCATCATCAATCCTAGTATCACCTCTAACATATGTCCAACCACTTCCTTTAATTGTATTAGCAATCTTATTAGCACCCTTTATACAAGACTGAATCCAATCAGATTCTAATGCCATTATCTCTTCAACTTTAACCTTATTATTATGATCTACTTGTGCTAATCCTTTCCTATAATCTGCTGTAGTAATACAATTTTTTGTATTAGTTGGATGACATTCCAAATCTGAACCTTTATCATATCTCATAGCAAGAAAGGTTGCTAAGGCAGTTTCTTGTATAGTAGTTGCAGCACTACCACCACCCGATCCTCCAACATTAGTTGGTTTGATTTCAATTCTAATTAATTGTTTCTTCTTTCCTTCCTGCCTTATAACAAAATCTAATTTTTCTTTATCTGGTTTTTTAGCAGTACCTGTAATAACTTCTA